GCGGATCTGAGGTAAGCCCGAGAGCTTTCAAGCCGATTCCGTTCATGAGATCAGTGTCGGCGGCTGTGTCTTGCGGTCCGCTTGCCGGTGAATCCGACTCCTTGGGATTCGGTGATTCGGCCTTTTTGTTAATCCTATTTTTGTTAACCGATTTGTTAACTTGGGCCGTGCGCCCAAGCGCCGCCAGCACATGCTTGTCACGCATCAATCGGGCGGCTGCTTGGGCCGCCCCGTTTTCGCTGTAACCCGCATGGATAGCGGCTTTCGCACCGGATAGACCCGACAGCAGCGCATCAACGAATCGGCGCTTTTTGTCGGTTAATGCCATAGGTTTTGGTTAACAAATAAGGGTTAACAATTTTCCAAAATGGGGAAATTTTCTGTGCGTGAGGGAACAGGTGGTTTCCGGAAGGCGATCGCGCCCGACTTTCGCCCCGCCCCCCCTGCCTGACGCCCGCGCTGCCCCGCGCCGATGCCCCAGCGACCCGCGCACGGGCCCTACAGGACGCGACCGCGCAGCCGCTGACCCTTCGGCACAGCTTCGCGGCAGCGGCTACCTACGGCCTGCTGCTGACTGTGTGCGGACAGGCCGCGACTGATCCCGCTCGACCTTGACGATGTTTGGCGGTGCGCCGGTCAGGCGTGCCGCGACAGCGACCCAGGCCAGATACCAGCGGACCCACCACGCGACGCGAAGGGAAAGCTTGACAGTGATCTGTGCCATTTACGTCCGGCTCCTGTATCCCATGTCCTGCCGGGTCTTGACGTCGTGACAACCGACCTTGCGACCGTGCGCATCGCGCGAAACGCACAGCACCTGCGAGTTCGCGTCGGTATCCGCGCCCCCGTCGTTCAGGCTGACTTTGTGGTCCAGCTCGAATCCCTCGGGGTACACGGTCAGCGCGCCGCAGTGGGCGCAGTGTGGGTCAGCAGACCAGACACGCAACCGGCGGTCTTGCAGCTTGCGGCCCGTCATGCGCTTGCCGCTGGGCGTGGGCGCTGCGGCCAACCTACTGCTCGCCATTGCAATGCGCGGCTTTAGTGTCATTAGCTTCATGCCGATTCCCTATGTGGTCTTGCCGGTGCTAGCTACTGCGCGCCGCCGGACGGCGATGTCTACCCCTTCGCGAATCCAACGCAGCGCAGGCCGCGATATCGAAAGGAGAGTAAGATGGGGCTCCGCGAAATCGGTAAACGCCCCGTCGCCCGTCTATTGGCTGGTGCGGATCTCATGAGGTGAGTGGTAGAAGGAGATCACCGCAATGCGTATTCTGATCGTGGACGACGCCACCATAGCGGCGGAACTGACCGCTGAATGCTTGATGATGGAGCCGGGCGTATCGGTCCAGATTGCGGGCGACGGTGCAACCGCACTACGCGCCATGACCGACTTCCAACCCGATACGGTTCTGCTCGATGTCGATTTACCCGACGCTTCTGGTCTCGACCTCGCGCCCCAGTTCAAGGCGATGCACGGACGCGGCACCCTCCGGATCATCATTTTCAGCGGCAGCGTGCGGCAATGCGGCCCGGGCTTTTTGCCGGACGGTGTTGACGCTTGGCTCACAAAACCCGCGCACCTGAGCACTCTACTCGAGTGCATTTTCGCAAAAGCGCGATCAAAGATGGGTAAAGAGCGCGATTGACGGCGGGTTAGATTGTTTCAATTGAGACTTAGGTTATCAGTGGTAACGCGCGTACTGTGAAGGGGTGGCATTGGCCACAACGACCCGAAGCACATGCCCACGGTCCGATCACTTATAAAAACTGCCGGACTCCGTCCGCTGCTGACACCCAGGAACCTGAATGCCTTTCCCCTTTATCAATCAACTCGTCGCAAGTTTGCACCAAATAGCCGAGGGACGTTTTTCGCCGAAGGGAGCCGAACTACCGGTCCTAAAGCCATCCCGCACCACTCAGTCCTTCGTATCGCCCGAGAATGCGACCATTGTGATTGACGACCCTTGGGCCCCAGACAACTATCACTATGCAGGTTAGTGCGCAGCTCAGCCAGTGGATGGTCACGGCGGAAGCATACGAGGTGAGCACTACGGTTTGATCGGAGTCCGAGTCATGCCACTTGACCACACCAAAAGCACCACTGAGCTAGTCGCAGTGGACCCCAACGGGGTTACATACATAATCCAACGCCGCCACAGGGCAGCTCCCAACAACGATGGGGCGTGGGCGAATTACTACTACTGCTTGCGCGACGGTCAGCCCATCACGTGGCTCGGTGATAATAATTACCGATTGCCAGACGGAACCGCCATCCTCGCGGTTGAATGCCGTCTGCCGGATCTCGCACCTTTGAATTGAAGCGCCTGGAGCCGGGCGCGGCTGAGGCTCGGGAGCCAGTAGCTCCCCATGGTCGCACGACGATGACGCAAGAAAGATGTGGAGTGGCCTACTGCTTTCGGCAGGCACACTACTTGCCCTTATCTCTGACATCGTCTGCATCCGGGCGAAACCAGGGAGCAAGGGCATGAAGGAATCGTCAGAGGGCAAAATCTGCCGCGTAGTTCGTACTGATGTGGGCAAACTTGTCGGCGCGTCGGGTGCTGTAGTGATGCGCGTCGAACACTTGCCGTTGGCCGATTTGCCACCGGACGAAAGACCGGACGTGACCATTTTCATTTTGGATCAAGGCCAAGCCTCGATACTAGACGAGCAGCTTATCGATTCCTTCGACGTGACCTCGATCAGTTCCGTCCGCTAGGATGCCTCCGCCCAGGACGGCGCGCGGCCTCCTCGCTCGAATCTTGCAGTAGTGACAAAGCAGAATCCGGGCCTGCGGGGCTTAATCGCCCTCAGATCAGGCACGGAAATAAATGCGAGGGCAACTGACCTCACGCGTGTCAGTGATCCCCATGCGGCTTTAAACCGAGTTGGAGGCAGGTCATCGTGCTCGAAATTCCGGACAACTATCGCGAGTTCTTTGTAATTCACGATCTGCTCACGATTGACGCCTACGGTCGCGAGACGATTGTCGGTCTCGACCACAGCGAATCTGCTGAGCTTATTTTCCTTACGTCGGCCGAAGGGCCTGGGACTCGGTTGGATTGTGCAACGCACTCCCGACTAAAGACACTGCTGGTGTTGGCTGATGCCGCGCAGAAGCGAAGGCGGGCATAAAAGAAGCAAAACCCGCCGGCTTTCGCGTGGCGGGTTTCAGCGTACGCACTTATTCAAAGTGACTAAACGGGACGAACTTTAGCAGAGAAAATTTAACCCTGCAAGAAGTTCAGTCGCACAGCCCCTTTGCAGACAGCAGGTCGGCTGCGTACTCCATCGCCAACGCTTCGACGCCCTTCTGACCCGCGCCCCGCTCGCCCCCCTTCTGCTTCGTTGTCCGCGTGCCATAGAGCCACAGCTTGATCTTGCCGTTGTGATTGGTAGCCGTCGCCGCGCTGACGTTCGCGCGTTCCGCCGCCTCGGACAGCTTTACGTCCTTGCCGAAGTAGCGCGCCACGATAGCGTCCCGAAGGACGCGAGGCGTAGGGTGCGCTGACAACGCATCGCACGCCGCCGCGTCGGAGATCTCACGCACCGCTGCGAGCCAATCATGACGGTCTACTGTGCCCTGGCAGCACTTGCAGCGATCCGACCGGGGCGCGAAGCGCGCAACGAGAATTGCACGGTAGAGGCGGGGCAGCTTCTCCAGAGCACTGAAGATGTATGCCGCCTGTCCCGCACCGTCGGTGCCTCCCAACCCTTTACCCGACGCGCCCGCCAGCGTCTCTGCCATACGCGTCATCATGGGTTTGTCGTACACCTGATCCGTGTGGTTGTAGGCGAAGGTCAGCGCGGCATGCGCAGTTTTGAACAGCCGGCCCGACTGCTCTTCAACGATAGGCGTGGAAGGCACGCGAGAGAGTGTCAAGGTAGTCATCAGATAATCCCCGGGGAATAAGTCACTTTCGCGGGCAGCATCTCCCGCATCCATTGCATTGCCGCTTCCCATCCGAGCGTGACGGTGTGCCGCCCCCGGACGGGAAAAATCTTGGGGCTCACGTCATGCGCGTCGACCATCACGGCCTCGCCGCGCGCCCCCGTCTGTCTGTAGATCAGCACCGGCACACCCGCCGCACCCGCCTGCTCCATGGTCTGACGCCACCAGGCGGGGAGGGAAAGCACGTTTGCGTGCTTGCATTCGATGCTGATATGGGCAAAGGCAGGCTCATCGGCCACCACGTCGCTGTCACCGGCCTGGTTGCGGACGCGGCGGCGCCAGGTCGTTCCGGTCGCCTCCGTCAGCAGGATCGCCACCTTGCGTTCAAACGCCGCCCCCTTGTTCCGTTGCATCGCGCTCATGCCGCGCCCCCGGCGTCCAGCGGCGCAACCACTGCGGCCTGGGCCATGCTCAGCACCGCCAGAGATGGCACCCGCTCGCCCTTCCGCTGTGCTTCGGCCAGGATGCGCTTTGCCCAGCGGCGCGGATCACGTCCCGAATCGTTCAAGACTGCGCCCGCCCCCATCGCCTTCAATGCCTTGGCGGCCTCTTCAGGCGTAGCATGGGTTGCCCCCGGAGCTGGCAACGCGATGGCCGGCGTGGGGATGGCTGACCATTCGCCGCGGCTGAGTTCCTCCGACAGCGCACGCTCCCACCTGGACTGCATCACCGAGTAGCCACAATTCAGGAGGTCATGCGATCCAACGCGTACAGCAGCCCAGTACACCGCTGGATGGGTCCATTGCCCCATTTCCCCACGGCGGCGCGCGGTCATCCCTGCCACGGCGTCGTGAAAGGCATTCTCCGGTATCAGGCCCGGACGGCATGCCCGGATGAACTCGCCAACAGCGGGCGGCCAGTCGGGGAACATGCGGCGGCAGGTGCGCAGCCCCTCGGCCACTTCCTGCGGCGTCACGCGATCTTCGTCCAGTGCCTCGGCCCAGGCGGTCTTCCAGTTCTCAATGCTCTGCATGTCCGGAAAGTCCCTCACCCAACGCCC